AATCATAACGTACCCCTGCTGCAATCATCTCCTTGATAAGGCCCATGTTTTCTTCGTCATCAACGCCGAGCCCCCGAGCTGTTGACAATATTAATTTTTTAATAGAGGGGACAACGAATGGATCGTTGCTTTCTAAAATAGCATCATAGTAACTTCTTCTAGAAGGCTTACCAAGACATTCAAAAATTAAGTGACAAACGGTACCTCGAGAAGCTCCGTCATTAGATTTATCGGGCAAACGCTGGTGGTACTTGCACCAATAAAGCCACGAACACATTTTAACTGTTTTGAGGCGACTGGCAGATAGATATACTGGTTTTGTTTTAGACATTGGTTTCCTCAATGAAATTTTTAAGAAAATTTATTTTTTTCTTTTTCTCTGTTTTATTTTTGACGATGGTCGCACCCTCTTTGCTTTTAAGAATAGATAGGATCTTAGATATTTGTTTGTTTTTATCTAAGGGTTTTTGGTGCCATGCATCTTTAAAGTTTACACTTTTCTCTTGCATGTCTCCGAAGTCATTCTCGGTAGGGAGGTTGATGCGAAGCTTATTTATGTCAAAATAATTCAAAAGCTTAATAAACATTTTGATTGCCGCGTGAAGCCCTACGTTGGACTCATCGTTATTGGTGGCGATAATGATTTGATTTAGATCCTGCGCTAGTAAAAAAGAAATCTGTTTGGAGCTTAAGTCTAGGCCTCCTGCCACTAAATGATTAAGAAAATTGTTTTCCGTGAGGGCTAAGCTGTCGCCAATACTTTCAACAATAATAATCTCACGGCGCTCTTGAATGCTTTCCAGAAAAGGATAATTTTGGGTTTTATCTTCTGGAAGACAAGCCGGATAAAGCCAATTGGACTTGCGGCCAATGTGTTTCCATTTAGGAAACTCAGCGTCAGGTTTCCAGCGTAAGTGGCGCCCCGTAAAACCTATAATCTGCGAGGGGTCGTTTTCATTAAAAACAGGAAAAACAAACCTTCCGTTTAATTTTCCAGCGGTCGCAAGCCCTCCTTTGTAGAGCTTTAAGGTCAAATCCGACACTCCTTTATCGTTATAGAATTTAAAATGGGGTAACAATTTGGACAAATAGTCCAAGGAATAAGTTTCGTCCACTTGTATTTTAGTTTTTTGACCTTCTTTTTCAAAGGTATCTATACCGTTAGGTTTCCCCGAAGGTTGAATGTAGCGAGATAAGATTTTTTTATCTTTAGTTCCTAATGTTTTTTCTACTAGTATTTGAAACGGCAAAAAGGAGGTGTTCTCCACATAGTCTCTCCAGACACCAGAATCCTTATAGATCTGAACCGCTGTAAAGTTATCCCCGTTGCGCCAGAGGGCGTTTGTTTGCCAGTAGGGCCCACGGTCACGAAGCTTGAACCCTAATTCAATTAAGACCTCTTTAAATTCTTCGGTTTCCATTATCTCAAAAGTTCCGGAATGAAATCATCAATTACATTAGGCTCTTCATCTAGTGGGTCATTCGCCGCCAGCGCTGCAACAAGGTCTACCATGTCGCCTCTTTCTTCTACTTGGAAACCGTCCATATGCAAATTAATAGCATTTTTACGCAAAGAGCCATCAGGCATTCGAACAGGATTAATGGCTCTCATATATTCAGACCCTAAGTGACGTGATTTTATGTTGATTAATTTATGCGTACCAAAGTTTGGCTCATTAGCTGTTTCATCCAGTGTCTTTTCTCTTAAAATAAACATATGAGAACAAAATTGGGTAATGCGATCTGAAAGAGATACGATACTTGCGTTATCAGCGACATCCTGCGCCTGTCTGTTATTAACTATTCCTGATCGATTACTTTGCACTGAAGTAATCATAGGGATAACAGGACCACCATCGGAAAGAATTTCTTTTTGAATAGTTTTTTTAAATTTGTCTACCATCTCTCCAACAATTTGCCATTCTGACTTTGATCCGTTGTTCTCAAAAGTGGTTTTAATATAATCAAACGAAAAAATCATGGGGTTGCCTCTGCCTATCGTGGAATAATAAAAACGTCGCAATGTTGCTGTCATGTTGTCCACGCTCATTCCCCCCACGTTGTAATAATAAAACTTAATATTTTTGAGCACTTTCCAAACAGAGCGAACCTTACTCACAACTTCTTCTCCGGCCTGTCTCCATTGACCTGTCTCTAGCAAATTAGCTGACACACCGCTTAAGGCAGAACACTGACGTACGATAAGCTCTTCTTTGGACATTTCACCGTTATCAAAATGCAAAACAGGAACGCTGTATTGAGAAGACAGCTTGGTACAAAAATCCATACAAAAACGAGTCTTCCCGACCCCTGAGCGCGCCACCACGACCGTGATATTGCCCGGACGCAACAAGGAACCATAAAGATCATTAACGCGCTTATAGGGGCTCATAAGGCCAAACTCCGTAACAGGGTTATTTCCTCTGACCTCTATCCACTCCTCCATTTCGTCAGAAATATTAACAGGGGCGCTTGGTCCCGCGTCGAAAAAGTTAATTTTTTCATTAAAGGTATGGTCCGCTGTTTCGATGATGTCATTGTAGGAAGCTGACGGAGACATCTTGCGCATACAGTCAGCCACTTTTTTAGACCCCTCAAAAATTTCTCTTCGAACAGTGTATTTTTTTAACTCCTGAGCTATCTTTTCTACATTGTCAGCCGAAACTTTACGTAAAGCTAGGGAGCGAATGTAGTCTGATATTTTAATATCGTTGGGAAAAGTAATAGAAAGGGCTTCTACTCTTTGAGCTAATAAGACCTCGTCTATCTTTTCTGCGTTTTCCAAGGCTTGGCGTAACACATAAAATATGGTTTTGTTAATAGAATTTTCATCAGCACAAAAATCGTTCTCGTCAATAAAGCTGGCAACGTTCCCATATTTATCAGGGTATTTAATTAATGCTGCAAGCAAATGTTGTTCTAGCTCTAATGAAAATATCATGCAATGTCAACTGTACTGTAAAAAAACACCAAAGTCAAGAACTATCGCCAAACTCGATAGCTGTCACTATCCTCGTGGTAAGTGCTGGTTTCTATAAATTTGACAGGACCGTCTTTAGCAATAAGCTTGTGAGGAATAACTCTGTCCAGCGAAAACACCTCTCCTTCTTGAAGTATTTTAGAGTGTATGTGGGTAGTAAGGGTATCTAAAATATCTATTTGAAGCTCTCCTTCCAATATATAGAAGCTTTCGTGCTTGTTTGCATGAAAGTGCATAGAGGTACTATAGCCTTCTTGAATGTATAAAATTTTCCCACAATAATTTTCTTCTTTATTGTTGACAAGCCATATTTCATAGCCCCATTGCTTTTCTATTTGGGTGGGTTTTTCTAAACTCATTTATCAAAAAAATCTAGAGAGTTAACTGCTTTGTCGCAAATAAATAAATCATACATAGGTTTTCCTAGTTTTAGTTCGTGAAACTTCGCTTTCCATTTTTTCATTTGTTTGTGAGTTATTATACTGTGATCTTTGCCTGACCCCGAACCGCGAGCGGTCCAATAAATAATAGTATGGCCTTCGTCATAGAGGTCATTAATTTTTTTAATGTTTTTTTTGATGGGAGTTGATTTTGTGTAGTCCCGGTTAGGCGGTGTGACGCAGATGGTCTCGTCAATATCAACGTATATAATCATTTCTACGACGAACTGTCTTCCGAAAGGGCCTTTTCCCCTAATTCCATGTCATCTAAAAATTTTTCTAATGCTTTGCGCAAACCCATCTCTACGATCTGAGAACCAATCTTGCATTGAATGAGGGGGCGCCCGTCTTGGGTGACATACGCTAAGATAAACCCTCCATCATCACCGTCTCCAGTAAATTCAAAAAGCTTGTCTAAAAAACTATTAGGAATAGTAAATTCTTCTATTGGGCGATCGGGCATTTCTTCGTTCATTGGTTATATAATATTTACACTACCTGTTAGCATATAGACTTGTAGAGCTCGTCAAAGTCTACGTTTTCTTCATGTACTTCTAAAAGCTGAATACTATTAAGCTCACAAAAAGCTAATTTTTCATCATCTCTTTTTAATTGATTTAAATAATTTATTTTATTATCTTTATGAAAGAATTTATTGTACTTTGTGTGCTGTTTGCCTTGTACCTCTATCGCTATATTTTTTGTGGCGTTATAAAAATCTAAGGTCAGACGCGACCCTACAACTGGAAACTCCTCAAACACCACATCTCCATCCCAAAAAACTTTTAAAAAATTTTTAACCTTGGCTTGGAGCTTACTGCGACTCCCTTCTTCCCAGTTAATTAAATAATTAATGGGTTTTTTAATGCGGCGCCGTTTTCCTAGCAACGTCTTAAAGGTCATCTTAAATAGAAATCACCATTTTCTTAAAATATCCCACAAGGTGATCCTTGACCGTCGGATTTTCCTCTAGGAATTTATCAAATTGGCTCTCGCCTTGTATTTTTTGAGGGAAATCAACCTTTACTTCTGACATTATATTAAGTAATTCGGGGTCGAATTCTATCCATCCTGCCCCTTTACGGTGGGCAAACTCCCACAGGAACAACATGTCTAAAATCTCTTTTTCTATCCAAATACTTTTGCCTCCTTTTCGCCCGTAAAGTATGGGGTATTTGATAACCGCATTTGTTTTT